TTTTTTTTTTAATGATACGGCGACCACCGAGATCTACACTCTTTCCCTACACGACGCTCTTCCGATCTGGTCGGGCTCAATCAGCTGCAGCTGGGTGGAGTAACGCCCGGTGAGGTTTTCGTTCCAGCGCAGCACGCCGAGCGCGGCGTTGGCCGTCAGCCGGTCGCCCGCCATCAAGCGCAGCTGTTGGCTGAAATTGAACAGGCGCCGGCTGTCGTTGCGCTTTAACGGGTCGCCCGCCCAGGCGGCAAAGTTGGCGGCCATGGCGGCTCCCAGCGCGCGCCCCTCCTCGGCGGTGATGCCCAGGGCCCGGTGGTCGACGTTGGGCGACAGTATCCAGCCCTCGCCCACCACCATGCCGATGCGGCGCTTTTTGCCGGTGCGCGCCGTGCCGTCATTGCGGATGAGGTCTTGCGAGCGCGTGTTAAGATTATCGCGCTCATGGGCGGGCACGCCGTGCGGCCCCGTCGGGCGCGCAAACCAGCCACCCAAAACGTTGGACCCCTGGGACGCGCCGCGGTGCACATCGCCGCCGCCGGACGGTCCGGTGAAGGGGCCGCTCGCCGCGGTCGCCATCATCTTGGCGCGGCTGCGCGCAAGGCCGCGCGCACGCGGCGCGGCGCTGCGCGGGTTGGAAGGTTGACGCATGGGATTAAGTCCTAAAACCGAACGGGGATGGCGCCGCGCGCCGGGCGGCCTTCGATTTGCGCCGTGAGCTGAGAGATGTAGGCGCGCAGCTCGCCAGCGTTGGCTTTTGAGTAGGTGACTTCCTCGCCCGAACCATCGGCGGACGCCGCCTTGATGGTGACGGCGCCGGCGCCAATCATCACCTTGTGCAGGGCCGCGCGGGCTTCGGCCCGGTAAGTGATAAGCTCGGCGATTTCTTCGGAGGTGAGCGCGGCCATCAGCGTTTCACCCCGAGCCTGTCTTCGAGATGGCGCACGCGCGTCTCAAGCGCGGCGAACGCGCGATTGGCCAGGATGACCACCAGCCACAGGCCGATGACGCTTCCCAGCGCAAAAGTGGTTGGCGACATGCTCAGCGCCCCGGCTTGATTTTGGAGCTGGCTTCGATGAGGACGCCGTCGCGCGCGGCGTCCGCCACCGCCGCCGCCATCAGCGCTTGAGCCAGGGTGTAGTTGCGGAACCAACCGGCGTTCAGATGGTCGCGTGACACTTCAATGGCGAGATGCTGGCCAAGTGATGCGGCGGCCTGCTCGGATGTGGCGCGGGTGTCCTCGGGTTCGTCGTCGTCATCGTCCGCATCATCGGGGGCGGCGTGGAATATGCCGTCGCTATTCGAGACACGGCCCAGGACTTCGCCAGTGTTGACCTCGACGACGTCCCTCACCCGCACCTTCACACCGTCCAAACGCCGCTCTGTACTGACGTTAACGAACGACCACGCCTCCGGAAAATCGAACATGGGGTCGCCGGCGTCATCGAGAACGCGCTTGCCGTCGAGCAGCTTGACCGCGTCACCGCCGGCGGCGATTTCAGCGGCGTAGTTCTCGGCGGCGTGCTGTTGGGCCTGCACGTCAAGCGGCACGGCGAGCGGCTCGGTTTCGGGCGCAGTTGGCACGGTGTCGGCGGTCATGGGGTTGTCCTTGTTCGGAGTGGCGGGGGTTTTTGTTGGAACTGTCAAAAACCGTTCATACGCGCCACGGCCAGCCTGTCAGCCTCGCGCGCCTTGTCGGGGTCAATTCGCGGCTCCGCGTAATCCTCTTCGACCACGAACCAATCGGTGGCCAGCTCATCCGCCGGCGATAGCGGGTAGCCGAGGATGCAACGCAAGCCGCCCACTTGACCACGCTGCTCATGGTCGATGATGGCGTCGATGTGGTCCTCAACATGAAACTGACGGTCGCCCAGGTGCGACCCCATCGGTTCATAAGACGACGTAATGTCGCGGCCTGGAACGAGCACGATGAACGACGGGTCGAGAGGACCGCTCCAACTCCCGCCACGTGACAACTTTTTGCCCGCGCGCAGTTCGCTCATGGCCTGGCCAATGTTCAATCCCATGTCAGTGCTCCTTCAAAAAATCCAGTAACGGTCGCGCGCACGTCGGCGAGAATGTCGGCCACGGGGCGCGGGTCGGGCGCGCAGCACTCTGCGTCCGCCTCAACGAACGGCGTTCGTTCGGCGGGGGGTTGGCTGATGCTCATGGCGTCCTCAGAGCGCGTCGATGATGGCGTCGATATCGGCGGCTGTCAGCGGCCGTGTGGAACCGTCAACGGCGTAGGCGCAGACGTCGCACAGGCCATCCGCTGACGGCGGGTTCACCTGGCAGCACTCGCAGACGAGACCGCTCAAGACGCGCCCTCCTCTTGGGCCGCGAACGCCATCACGCGGTTCACTTCATCCACCAGCTGGCGCAGGTGAAACAGCTTGGATAGAATGCGGGTGTCGGGCGCCTGGCCGGCGGCCAGCGCCACAGCAGCGAAGCCGGTGATGAACATGATTTTCAAATCGGGGTCGATTTCGATGGCGCGCCGCGACAACTCGATACCGTCAAGGCCCGGCATGACGATGTCGGTGAGCAGCAAGTCGAACGCGCGTTCACCGCCCTCCTCGAGGCGCTCGAGCCCCTCTTCGCCATCGGCGACCGCCACCACATCGTGGCCGGAGCGCTCGAGCTCCTTGGTGAGAAACGCGAGCATAGACTCATCGTCATTGGCGAGCAGGACGCGGGCCATGGGCTAGGCCTCCGCCATTTCCGCGGCGACGGCGCCGAGCGTCGGGTGCAGAAACACCGGGCTGCCGACGCGACGGCTGACTTCGTTGAACTTGGCGACCACAGCGGAGCCGAGGTCGACGTTGATGCTCAGCGCCAGCATGTCGAGCTGCACCAGGCACCGCGACAGAGCCTGCACGAGCCGGTCCCTAACGTCGGTAACCGAGAAATCGCCGCGCTCGATTTTCTTGATGAGGCCAGCAGCTTGGCCAAGGCGCAGCAAGACCAGATTGCTGCGACTGGCCAAGGCCACGCTAGGTCGTGCGGCCCAGCGATGCTCGCTCTCCAAACGCAGCACCATGAACGTGAGCGGAGCAAACTCAACGCTCAGGCGGCTGGCCAGAATGTCCACATAGGTGACGACATCGGCCAGCTCTTTCGCGAAGTCGGCACGGACGTCGCCCACGACCTCACCGCTGCGCTCGATAGTGTCGATGACCTCAGCCACCTCGCCGAGCTCACCAAGCGCAGCGTTGCACCATGCCGACAGCGCCCAGTCCGAACCGTCCGGCTCGGAGTGCGCTGGCTCGCCAACGCTGTTTTTGAACGTGGGCAGGCGCGCGATGTTGGCAGCGCGCAACGCCTCGAATGTCAAAGTGCTGGTGGTCATGCCCTAGGCCTCCACCGTTTCAGCGGCGGGCGCGGCGACGAGTTCGAATGCGTGAACCTCGTCTTCACCGTGCGTCCAGGCCTCGCCAGTTTTGCTGTCGACGAGGCCAGCACCGCCGCACTTCGGGCAATCCTCGGCCTCCTCGGCCGCGGCGTCTTCGCACTGCGGGCACTCCACGGCGCTGCGATGCGAGCTCGGCTTGAACTGCCCGAGCGCCACAACCCGCGTTTCCAGCACGGCGATTTTGTCAGCGCTGTTGGCGTCGGAGCCCTCGTCGGCGCTCACGTCATCGCAGTGCTCACGCGCGGCGGCCATGGCGGCGTCGCGGCTGGTGTATGGCTCGGTGTCGCCCCACACATCGCGGACGAAATACAGCTCGGCGGTCATCTCAGTTCCCCTGTGTGTGCAGGCGCGCGAGGCGCAGCAGCGCGCTGTTCGCCGGCGATACCGGATGCGGATTGACGGGCGCGGCGGGGACGGTCGCCCTCCCTTGCGGGACATCGTCTTGCGACGCGCTACCAGCACGACCGCCCCCCTGCGCCTCCGGTTCAAGCGGTGCGCCCTGGCGTGACCAGAGCGTCGCGAGCGGAAGGTCGGACAAGTCTTTGCGCGCCGCGTCGGCGTCCTCGGAGCGCACCAGGAAATACTCACGCCAGGCCGCATCGCTCATGGTGTCAACGCCAAGCTGGCTGGCGACGCCGGCGTTGTAGACGGCGATGTCGTGATGCTCATTGCGCACGCCCGAACGCACCATCCACTTGCGCCGGCCCTTGGCGTCCAGGTGGCGCTCGGACAGATACTCCGAGGTGAGCTGCTTGAAGAACGCCTCGTCGCAGCCGTCGAAGAAACTGGCCGCGCCGTAGCGCCGCACCATCTCCTCGCCCTCTTCGCGCCACTTCTCCAGACCGAAGTAGAGCGCCTTTTTCACCCGGTAGCTGCCGATGGTGTAGAGGTGCGCGCGCACTTCGCGGCCGCGCAGTATGGACTTGGCGGGGGCCGCGCTGGAGATGGCGGGCTTGTCTGGGTTGGCGTCACCGCGAATGGCGATGACGTTGTGAAAACCCTTGGTGAAATTGTAGACGTGCGGGGTGTGATAGCCGGCGTCGACGGCGAAGGTGTCAAACGACATCTCGACCGTGTGCGGCCCTTTGAACCGGACGGTGCGCAGCAGGTGCGCGAACTTGGCCCAGGTGGCGCGGTCCTCAGTGTCGCCGAACAACACGCCCCAATCGAGACAGTGGCGCCGGCCGTCAGGCCCCCAGGCGTAAAAGCCATACTCGACCCGGTCGGCCTGCACGTCGGCGGCGCCGGTGATGAGCACCATGTCGCGCGGGATTTCAAACCGCGGCATTTTCAGCGCCTTGGCCATCTCGGCGAGCTTGGCGGTCTTGGGCGCCTCGACTTTCTCCTCATACGGCAGGCCGAGGATGCGTTGGGTGAACGACCGCTCCAGCGCCGGACTGGCCTTGGCGTTGGCCGCCTCGGCGGCGATGGCCTGCCAAGTGGCGAACGGCGAGATAGCCTGCCAGTAGTGAAACGACGGGTAGCGGCCCTCGACGTCGCGGCCCTCGCCTTCAAAGCCGAAATGCGCCACCTCTTCGGGGTGCGCCCAAAGGCCGATGTCGGCGGCCGGGAAGTGGCGCGGCGGGCGCGGATTGGCCGGGTTCTCGACCGGCTCGGGCTCTTCGTGCGGGTTCTCGGGGGCCGGCGCATTGGGGTCGGCCGAGAAGAACGTCGGAACCCAGACGCCTTGCGCAATCATCGCCAGCTTGTGGTTGTGCTCGATGACGCAGCCGGAGGCGGCGCAGATGAACACCGCCCGCCCCTCAACCGCGTCCATGGCCTCGAACTCAAGGTGTTGCCAGGCGTCGCAGTGCGGGCACGGCACGTAGAACAGCTCAAACGTGCCGGCCTCGACCAGCTCGGTGATGCGGCAATCGCCCACTTCCTTGGGCGTCGAGACGGCGCGTTTCTTGGCGCCGATTTGCTCATAGGCCCAGGCGCGCTTGAACGCCTGGTCGACCGGGTCGCCCTGTCCGTCCACGTCGCGGTCAAAGCTCGACACCTCGTCGAGGTCGACCGAGCGCACAGAAATCATCTGCAGGCCCTTGGCCGAGCCCGCATGCGTCAGGCGCAGGGAACCGCCGCGGAACTTCACCACGCCGGCCGATGAACCGCCCTCGGTGCGCGACCGGCGCGGCAGCACGCGAAGGGCGACATCCGGCGCGGCGTTCAGGAACGGCCACAGCTTGTCGTCTTCGAATTTAGCGCGCTCATCGCCTGTGGGCAGCACGATGAGGCCAGGACCCGGGTCGGTGGCAATCATGTGCTCTTCGGAGACGGTCAGGAACGTGGTCTTGGCGGACTGAACGCCCGCGCGCACCGCCACCATGGGAGCCGGATGGTTGACGCCCATCACGTCCATGATGCGCCGGCCGAACGGCACTTTGGCTGTGCGCCACGGGCCCGGATACGGCGACGAGCCGGACGGGACCATGACGTGTTCGTCGGCCCATTCGGAAACGGGCTGATTGGGGGGCGGCCGCAAGGTCACCGCCAAGGCGGCGAACGCCAAGGCGGCGGCCCCGGCGATGGCGGCGTGCGTGCGCGAAACGGTCATGAGGGCTTAGGCGGCTCTCGCTCGGCCGCGGGCCGAGGCACGGGGGCCAAGGCGCAGGCGGTCGGACAGCTCAGCGAGGGTTTTGAGGCGCGCCGCCACGTCGGCGACGGCCTCGGGCGCAGCGGCGTTGAACTGGGCGGCGGCGGCGGCGAACACGTTGGCGAAGCGCTCCAGCATCTCGCGGCGCAGCGTCTCGAATGAGGCGCGCACCACCAGCATATTCTCGGCAGGCAGATGCAGTTCAGCCAGCAGCTTGTCGGCTTCGCTGGTGATGGCGCCCTTGGCCGCGTCGTTCATGCGCGCGGCGGCCTCGACGAACGCCGCCTCAACCGCGCCGCGGTCAACCAACTCGCCCAGTTGGCGCGCTAGGTTTAGCTCGGCCAAGTCAGCCTGGGCTGCTTTCTGGCGAATGGCGGCGTCGGATTTTGGGTCGAGCGCCGCCGGGGGCCGAGCGGTTGGGGTTGGGCTGGGCGAAACCAACGGGGTCGCGGCGGGAAGCGGAGCCGGCGTGGCCTCGCCCCCCTCCCCGCGCGCTTCGCCAGCAACAGGCCCGACGCCCGGCGCCGGCGAACTGGGAGCGCGTGTCGGAACGCGCAAACCTGACTCCTCACCGCTCATCGTTCGGCGCGAATAGTCGACGCGGTAGCGCTCCTCGAACGCCGTAAAATCCACCATGCGCCGGCGCCCCTCCGTGCGCGATTGGATGTCAGGGTGCTTGTTCAAATACCGCCCGACGTTTGAGTGATGACACCCCACCGCGAGCGCGCAATCCCCCACCGTCCGCCAGTCGTTAACGGTGGTTGTTTCGTGCGTCATTCGTAAACGTGTGCAGCTAATTCGTGCGGCTTTTCAAAGGCTTAGCAACTGCCCTTGCTAAATGCCCTTCGGGCCCCCGCATAGCGTTGGCTGGGGGAAGGACCCGCAATGCCTTGAGGCACAACGGGAAACGGCGGCTCCCGGGTGTGGGGGCCGCCGTTGCTGGCGTAAATGTGACCATGGTTCAGACGTGTACATGTGCGCATGCGCACCTGTCAAGCGGCATTCGTGCGCACGGATAGTCCGTAGACGGAAGCGACTCGTTGCACCGCCAGGATGAGCACCGTGCTGGCAGCGGCGCGCCGGTTTGGCTTGGTGGCGTGGTCACCCGCAACGCCTGGTCCGCTGTCCAGGGAAACGTCCATGACGACCACGTCGCGGAACACCTCGGCGAGGCCTGGGCCACACGCATCCAGCGCTGCGTCCCAGCGGCGGCGGGCATCAGCTTTGCGCTCGGGCTCATCGCCTGGGCCTGCGCCGCCGCCATCGACGCGCACGCCGTAGTTGGTGGTCATGGCCCCTGAACTGTAGCCGTACAGGTAGTCATTGCGGGCGCGCCCCACGGCATTGGCTTCGGCGTTGGTGATTTTCCCCAGCTTGTGCAGGCGGGCTATGGCCATGGGCAATTCGTCCGCCAGGGTGACCGTGCCGGCGACGCCCACGGATTTGACGCGACTGCGCGCCGCACGTTCATTGGTGGGCTTGGCGCGCGTTGCGGCGGACATACCGGCTTGGCGCTTGGCGCGCGCCTTGGCCATGCGGTCGCCCTCGGCCGCCAGCGCCTGGGCGTTCAGGCGCTCGGCGCGGGCTTCGGCGAACTCAGGCGCGATGAGCTGGGCGGAGTTGAGCACGCTGATGCGCGACACCAGCGCGAACACCTCCTCATGGGCCGCGAGCATGGGCCCCTCGGCCGCGCGCGCTTCGATATGCGCCGCATCGCAGCGCTTGCGCTCCTCAACTGCGTCGGCAGGCGCCGCGATAAGCGCCGCCTTGGCCGCGCGCCACGCCAATATCGGCGCCATCAGCGACGGCAACACCGCATCGAGCCGCGCGACCGCGTCAGGTAGCAGCCCCCTGATGCGTTGGATGGAGACCGCCCGGGTGTGCTGACCATCGGCCAAAAGCCTTTGCGCCGTCGCCGCCGCTCCGGCCTTGATGTTTTTGGCGGCGCGCCTGGTCACACCGTTCCCGCTTGCCGCGCTCACCCTTGAGCCGCCCGGCCGTCACGCCGCGCAGCTCGCGCCGCCGCTATCGCATCGTCGTTGGCCACCACGATGGTGACGCCAACCTCGTGCAGCCAGCGCACCCCGAGGTCCTCTCGCAAGCGATTGGCCACGACCTCATTGGTCGCGACGAGCTCACCCCCCAAAAGCTGACACCGACGCACCCGCTCGGCGCTGCCTGGGCCGCGCTTGCCCTCGACCATGTCGGCGAACTCGGCCAGCGAAAGCGGCGCACCGTTCGCGCCCGCGCCCTTTTTATTAGGTATTATATATTGGGGGTGCCCTGGGCCACTCGCTTTAGGGGCGTTGGCCACTCGCTTTTCACCGTTTGGCCACTCGCTTAAGTCTTCGTCAATACTTAAGGGCGTGGCCTGGGCCTCCCGCTTTACTTCCGTTAAGGACGTGGCCTGGGCCACCCGCTTTTCGGGAAAGAGGGTGCCCTGGGCCACCCACTTTTCTTCATCGGGCTCGAGGTCGAGCAGCGCCATCAGGCGGTCGGTGTTGATGATGTAGGCCGGAAACTCGCCGCGCCCGAACCTCGTCGCACCCTCTTTCACTTGGAGACGCCCACCCTTGTAGTGGGCCACGCCGCGCAGGATGAGTATGCCGGCGGACTCCAAATCCTGCCGCAATATCTTGACGTGGTCGGGCGAGCACGCTGCCGCCCGCGCCACACGTTTGTGCCCGGCCGCCGCCAAGCCGTCCGGGTTCGACCAGAAGCAGTACGCCAGCAGCGCCAGCTTGTGCTTGTCCCCCAACACCACCTGCGAGCTCTCCAATTTCTTGACGCCATTGCGCGTGCGCATGCGCTCGCGCATCGCCGGCTCGCCGTTCGGCGACGTCACCGCAAGCGGGACTTTGAGCCCCAGCAGGACGTCCTCAGTGTGTCGATAGCTCATAGCCTACCCTCGGCGTCGTGGCGCTCAGCGCCCGGATGAAAACATGTCGGTGGTGTCCTGGCAGCGCTCGCCCGCGCCGCCGGCGCGCTCAAGCCACAGGCAGGCCTGATTGAAGCCCAGCCCCCTAGCCTCTTGCACCAGAGCGATGACGTCGCCCCGGAAGCCACACGCGGGACAGTGGGCCTTGTCGCCCTCGTCATAGAGCGTCAGCTCATCGTCTGCACACACCGGGCAGCTGGCGCACTCGTCACCGTCCTGGCTGACATTCTCCAGGCGCAGCAGCTCAATCGCCGCCTCGATAGTGACGGTGGCCTTGAGTCGTTTGGCGCGCTGGCTGTCGACCTCGCGCCGTTTCTGCTCAGTACGGAGTAGATCGGAAGAGC